AACATAGTCAACTATTCATACGGATTTGTTGAAGGATCCGTTGCTGCAAAAACAGAGTTTTTAAATAATCTTGGATCTGCTGTTGCAGAGCAGGCTTCCCTATTTATTGACTCAAATGCAAGGGTAGATGAACAATCACTTCATCACGTATATGAATGGTATAACGCAGGTAGCCCAACAGCAAGACTATTTGATATTAAGTACTCTATCAACAATCGTGGTTTATCATTCACATCTGATTTTAAACAATCTGTTACAGTTCAAAGAGGATCTAATACTCCATTTTATGATAAGGCAAGAATTATGGAAAATGGAATAGAAGTTACAATCGCACCAAAAAATGCTCAGGCTTTAAGGTTTGAAGTTGGTGGAGATGTTGTTTATACCAAGAAGCCAGTAACTGTACAAAACCCTGGAGGAAATGTACATGGCAAGTTTGAAAATACATTTGATACATTTTTTAAAGTTTATTTTACTCAAGCATTTTTAAGATCTAGTGGTCTATCGCAATACTTTAATAATCCAACGGTATATAAAGCAAACTTGCGTAGAGGTAAAACTGGTGGTAAGAGTGTTGGTAAAGCAGTAGGATATCGTTGGGTAGCAAATGCTAAGGTGGTGGCATAATGGCAGAATCTGGTTCAGTGTTTAATACTCCACAGTTATGGGTTAATGCATATTTGCAAGAAAAATTAGCAGAGATTATAGTAGACAACCCAGATACACCACAAGATGAAACTGCTGGAATAGGTGTTCCCTTTTTCCCATCAAAACCAGTATCACTTGATGAACTAACAGAAAAGTGGGTTGTTGTTAATGATCAAAGACTTCAGTACTCTGGCGTAATGGCTGTATGGGATAGGCTAGTTCGCATGCGTAGATCTCCATTCCCACATATAAAGCAAGAACAACTTTTATATTATTTTTATGCTACAGAGGATTATGTAACAGAGGTTATGGTTCAGGTTCAAGAGGCTGTTTTAAGATTAATGGATCGTGAAGATGAGACAGCAGAAGAGATTAATGAATGGGCAAAAAACCATGCCCCAATTGCTGGAATGAACTGTCAGTTTTATTTTCATAAATTTAAGGTATATCAACTGGAAGAAGTCAGAGATATCATTGATTTTGGTACAGCCAGAACTTACGGCGGTAACAAGATAATTATTGATTTTGAATACCATCAATCAGACCTAGCCAAAAACTCAATATAATAAATAATTAAAAAGGCTGTTATACTTAATACTGAGGAAACAAGCCCTTTATTCTATAAGAAAAAAAGAGGTGAAAACTATGGCATATACAAGAGGTAACAGTTCACAAATCATCGTGGGTGCAGCAGCACTTTTCACATATGAAGGTGGACAACTTCAAGACTCAGACCTTCCAGCATACGCAAATGGAGTATCATTTAAAGATACACTGTCTTTGACAGCAAATGAAGATGACTTCCGCAATGTTGGTTACACAATGAATGGTTTGGAACTACAGTTCCAGCCAGATTTTGGTGAGGTTGCAGTGGATCAGGTGCTTGACGTTGCTAAACTATACAAGCAAGGCATGCAAGTAAACTTGAACACAACATTCGCAGAGGCAACTCTCGAAAATCTTCTTGTTGCATTAGCAGCAAAAGATACAGACAAGTCTGACCTAACAGGTACAGGACTTGCAACAGGTTCTATGGAACTTAACCTTTCTGCAGGCGAACTAGGCGAATGCCCAGTTGAGCGTGGTTTGGTAGCAGTTGGTCCAGGTACAGGTGACTGTGCAGCAGGATCTTCAATCGAACGTATTTATGTTGCATACCGTGCACTTTCAATCGAAAATGTAACAGTATCAGCAAAGCGTGACGAAGCGACAATGTTTGAAGTATCTTTCCGCCTTCTTCCAAATGATGATGCATCATACGGTAAGATCGTAGATCGTACAATTCCAGCAGCAGTCTAATACAACTTAATAACATTATTGCCCTTCTCATTAATTTGAGCGGGGCAATTTTGTTTTTGGTATACTATATAGATGGCTACTGAAATTTATAAAATAAACTATATATATTTAATAGATGGTGAAGAGTTAGAAATATCACCATTAAAAATAAAATATCTAAGACGTTTTATGGAAAAATTTGAAGATGTTAAAAAGGCCAAAAATGATTATGAAACTATCACGGCATTATCTATTTGTGCTATGGAATGCATGAAACAGTTTAAGCCAGATATAGCAACAAGCATTGATCGTTTTGAGGAGTTTGTAGATTTAAAGACAATCTATAAACTACTTGATTTTTCGGCTGGTATAAAAATAGACAAAGACTCAGAAGAACCAGTAAAGAAACAAGCAGTAGAGAGTGGATCTTCTTGGGATGATTTGGATTTAGCACAACTAGAATCAGAGGTGTTTCTTCTTGGCATATGGAAAGATTATAACGAGTTGGAAAAATCTCTCTCTATGCCAGAACTTACTGCAGTCTTGAATGTTAAAAGAGAAGAAGACTACACGCATAAAAAATTTCTAGCAGCCATGCAGGGAGTTGATTTAGATAAAAACAATAAATCAAACGAATGGGAAGAAATGAAGGCTAGAGTGTTTAGCAAAGGCAAAGCAGCCAATGCAAATGATATAGTTGCCCTTCAAGGACAAAATGCAGCAAATGCAGGATTTGGCATTGGAATGGGCCTGACATATGAAAGAATTGATTAAAAAATAATACCTGCTATGGTATAATTAACTATCAACCTAACGGAGGAAAAATGACTGACAATGTAGAAAATACTGTTCAAAAGTTAAGACTTGTTGACGGTACAGAGTTTGAAGTAAAACCGCTAAAGATTTCACTATTGCGACCATTCATGAAGAAGTTTACTGGTCTAACAGAAGTAGCGGATGATAATGACAAGTCAATGGATCTACTGCTCGACTGCGTTCAAATTGCATTTAAGCAATTCTATCCAGATCTTGCAGAAGATAGAGAAAAACTTGAAGAAAGCCTAGACCTTCCAACGGTCTACAAGATCATCGATGCAGCATCTGGATTCTCACTTTCAGATACAACAGCACTCGTTGGTCAAATGTCAAAATAAAAAAGAGGGTGTAATGATTGTCTGATGTAAACGCTAATATTGGCATTGTCTTTGATACTACAGAGGCACTTGCTAGTTTACGTCAATTACAGGCTGGTCTGAGTCGATTCAATCAGTCACTAACTCAGGGCAATGTTGCAGCAGCAAATGCTCAAAAAGGTCTTAATGATCAATTAGTTCAGGCAATCAACTCTACTGGTAAATTTGTTGCATCACAAAAAACAGTAGCAACAAGCACAAGTGCATTCACAACAGCACTTGAAAAAAATCAACTCAGCATGCGTGAGTACTTTAGGTACACCGCTGCAGCAGCAACTGCAAATACAAAGGTTTTGGGTCGTGCTTTTACTGCTGAAAGAGACATAATTAACCGTGCTCGTAGAGATAGAGTAAAGGCACTTCAGTCTCAATATATACAACTAACAAGTGCTAACGGTGAACTTGTAAAAGTTTTGAAGGTAGTTCCAAAACATCTTGAAATGACCAATGGACGATATGCAGACTATGCAACTAGAGTCCAGATGGCTGCACAAAGACAACAACTTCTTAATCAGTTAATTAAACAAGGCTCTACCCAACTTTTAAATTTTGGTAAAAATACACAGTGGGCAGGTCGCCAGTTAATGGTTGGTTTGACAATTCCACTTACAATGCTTGGTTCTGTTGCAATGAAGACATTCCGTGATATGGAAGAGGCGGTTGTTAAGTTTACAAGAGTCTATGGTGATATGACGACAACATCTGATGCAACCAATAAGGCTGTTCAAGATATTCAAAGACTTGGCAAAGAATTTACAAAATACGGAATAGCAGTAAAAGACACAGTTGAAATGGCAGCCAAAGCAGCAGCAATGGGTCTTACAGGAAATGATCTAAATCAGCAGGTGATTGCAGCAACAAAACTTTCTGTACTTGGTCAAGTTGAACAACAGCAAGCACTTGAGACAACAATTTCTTTGCAAAATGCTTTTGGTATTGCTGCAACAGATCTTGCACAAAAAATTAACTTTCTTAACGCAGTAGAAAACCAAACAGTACTTTCTATTGAAGACTTAACTATTGCAGTTCCAAAGGCTGGACCAGTTATTAAACAACTTGGTGGAAGTGTAGAAGATCTTGCATTCTTTATGACTGCAATGAAAGAGGGCGGAATTAATGCATCAGAAGGTGCTAATGCTCTCAAGTCTGGTCTTGCTTCTATGATCAATCCTTCAAAAAAGGCTAGTGAATTTCTTGCGGGACTTGGAATAAATATTAAAGGACTTGTTGAAGCAAACAAGGGAGATCTAAAAGGAACTGTTGTAGGATTTGCTAGAGCACTTGATACATTAGATCCACTTAACCGTGCAAGAGCAATTGAGCAACTATTTGGTAAGTTCCAGTTTGCTCGTTTGTCAACACTCTTTCAAAATGTTACAAAAGATTCTTCACAAGCAGCAAGAGCACTTGGATTAGCAGGGGCATCAGTTGAAGAACTAGCAATTCTATCTGAGCGAGAATTAGGCAAAGTAGAAAATGCAGTTGGAGTCAAATTTCAAAAATCAATTGAACAATTAAAGCAAGAGTTAGTTCCAGTTGGTAAGGCATTCCTAGAAGCATTAACTCCAATTGTTAATTTCTTTGGAAAAATTTTAGAAAGATTTAATAACTTTAGTGATGGCACTAAAAAAGCCATTGCGGTTGTTATTGGAGTTGTTGGTGGTTTAGCACCAGTTGCACTGATGACATTTGGTTTGCTTGCAAACGGTCTTGCAAACTTAATTAAATTCTTTGCAATGCTTCGTGGTGGCATGGCAAAACTTAATGGACAAAATGCAGTTCTTGGTGGAGGATTTGATTATTTAACACAACAGGAAATTGAAAATCTTACAGAAACAAATGCTTTGCATATGTCTCACAAAACACTTATTGATACATTTAATGTTGAGGCAGGATCTGTTAATGCACTAGCAGCAGCATATGCAAATGCAGGATCACAGGCTAGAGCACTTGCTGCCTCAAGTCCAGGACTATTTAATGCAGCCCCAGGTGCTAAGGGAGCGGTATCTGGAATTAGAATGTCATCAGGTGGAGTAGTACCAGGTACTGGAAATAAGGATACAGTTCCAGCAGTACTAACTCCTGGTGAAGTTGTTTTAACAAAGCAAACAGTTAAAGATAACCCAGAGACTGTTGCAGCATTGCAAAATGGAAGTGTTAGAAAGTACATGGCTGGCACTGCAGATAATTCAAGAAGTGGTGCAAGTTATCGTGGAACACATAATCTCATTATGGGAAGATCTGGATTTGATAATGGACAACTATCACAAACTCAGTCCATAACACCTTCTAAAGATCTGCCAGGATTTTTACAAAAAGAATATGACAGAATTGCAAAATTAAATGAAGCAAACCTTAAGCGTTATGCAGAACTTACTGGTATGGGCACAGAAAAAACAATGGAAGAAATTCGTGCTGCAGTCCTTAAAAACTTTGAAGAATTACTTGCAGAAGTTAAAGCAAAAACTGGAAAACTTACACAAGAAGGATTAAATGAAATAGGAAAGGCTCCAGGTGCTGATGGTGGACCAAGCATCATGGGGAGATGGTTTAAGAAGTTTGATGAAGGTCAAGGCGGATCTTTTGCACACGTAGGAGATACACATAAAGTTGACATTGGAACAGCAAGTGGTTTAAAAGTTTCTCCAAAGATCCAAAAGCAGATGGATATTGTTAAAGCCTATTATGCAGAAACTGGAAGACAAGCACCAGATGTAAGAGTTGCAGATGCATTTGGATTTGACATGAAGCAGTCTGTCAATAGAGGAATGGCAAGCCCAAATCAAAAGAATTTTGAAAAGAAAAATGGAAAAACTGTAGGCTCTGCATTTGAAGAAGAGTTTGCAAAGACTGGTGCTGAAAAATGGAAGACCATGACAGAACTTGTCGGTGCAGATTTTGACAAGATTCATGCCCAGGCAGAAATTTATGACAAGGCATTGCTTCAAAAAATTCAGGCATGGAATCAAGAAAATGCAGGGAAAAAGATTCCAGAGCCTTTCACAGATGATGTATTCTTAAAGTTAGAGTCAGAAGTTAGAAAAGACATAGACTCCCTTATTCCTGATTTTAAGGCTGTAATTGAAACAGCAAAAAGAACTATCACTGCACTTAGAACATCTATTAAGCAAGAAGATCTTGGACCAATTAATGATCGCCTTGCAAAAGCAGGTGCTGGAACTCTTGGTCCAAAAGCAAGTAATGCAAAATATGGAAATGTTGAAGCAAGAACTGCATCAGAGGTTCTTGGAACTATAGATGATCTTCCAGAAAGTGTTGAAAAGAGTTTAACCAAAGCAGAACAGATAGCACAAACTGCTTCACCTTCAAAGAGAACTAGAAAACTTGGACAAGATATTGGAGATGGACTTATTGAAGGCATGAAGTCTAGAGAAGCAGGTGTGGCTTCACAATCAGATAGACTTGCAAACGCTGCATCAAATATTGATACTGCAAATCTTGAAAAATACAGGATTATGAAAGAAGATCCTGAAATGCGTCAAAGACAAAAGTCTATAGACAGACACTATAGAAAATTAACTGGAAAGTTAGTAACTACTACAAAATTAAATGATGCAATTGCAAGACAAACAAAAACTACGAGTGTAAATGTTGCTGAGTCTGCTGCACAAGAGCAAAGACTAAATGATTTAAGACAACAAGAGATTATTGCAAAAGAGCAAGCAGTTAGAAATGCACAGGATGCAGCAGCAGCAGGGAACTACCCAGGAACATCTCAGTCAGATCTTGTTGCTGGAGATATAGGGTTTATTGGACCACTTACACCAGAACAACAAAAAACAAATGCTGCAAACCTTAAAGCACAAAGAAAATTAGAAGTTCAGCAGGCAAGGGGAATGCGTAGAGAAGCAGTTGGGCAATATTCTGGTAAGGTTGCAGGAGCACTTGGTACTGCTGCAATGGTTTCTGGTATGGCTGGAGCACCAACACAAGTCACAGCAGCACTTGGAACTGGATCTATGGTTGCATCATTTGCACCAATGCTTGCTGGTCTTAGCGGTCCACAGGGTCTTGCACTTGGAGTGGCAGCAGCAGCGGGATCTGTATGGCTAATGAAGAAACACTTTGATGCTACAGTTAAGAAGCAAGTTGATTATATTAATTCTATATCTGCAACAACAGATAAGATGAAGAAAATTGGTGAAATAACAGGTAAGGTTGGAGCCTCAGAACTTTATTCAAGAAAGAGACAAGAAGGCAGTGCTGATAGATATACAAAGATATTTGAAAGAGGAAAGAGTCAATTTGGAACAGATTTCTTCCAATCAGATGTTGGAAAGTCTATAAAAGAATCTTTTGTAAAAGATCTTGCAGCAGGTGGAGATCAAGCATCTAAAAAACTAGCATTGCAACTTTCTGCTTATATTTCTGATGGAATATTAACTGCTGAACAAGCATATAGCGTAGCAAGACAAATTGGCTTAGATCTTGGCAACATGACAATTGGAACAAAGATTCAAGGTGAAATAACAAATCTCGTTGGACCAGATGGCCAAAACTTACTTGTTGATCCGCTTACAATTAGAATTAAAATAATTAATACGCAAAATGAAATTACAGATGCAATGACAACGGCTGCAACAAATGCTCAAAGAACTGGTAGTGCATCTTCTGCCTCTACAGATTCTTTTGCTGCAGCACAGGCACTTCAGTCTCAAAATCTAACCATTATACAGGCTCAAAGAGATGCACAAAAGAAAATGTATGATGATGAAATACGCAAACTTGAAGCACAAAAACTAGCAACTGCAGATAAAGCAAAACAATTAGTAATAGATGGAAAGATAGAAGATGTTAAAAAACGACAAGCAAAAGATGATGCAAAATTAAACTCATTTACAGCAAAAAGTTTAAAACAAACTTCAGACTTATTTGATAAATCATTAAAGGGTAAACTTCCTGGTCAGATAGGTATGAATAAGAATGCAGTTATTTCTGCATCAAGAAATGCTGTTTCTGCAAAATATACTGGAGATGCAGCCCCACTTGCCAAAGCGTTGCTTTCACAAACCAAGGGACTTAAATCAGAAAAGATAGAAGTTTTAATTAACACATTGGTTTCTGGCGGTCAACTAGATACTGTTTCTGCAACAAACTTATTAAATATATTTGGCAAAGATGAAAATGGCATGTATACACAAATTACAGCAGCACTTAAAATGCAAGATCCTGGCAAGGTTCAGCAACTGCTTACAATACTTTCTAATTTTGATGAAGAAACTGCAAAAGATATTTTTGTAAAGATGACATCAAAAGAAGGTGCAGCAACATTTGAAAATAATATGAATACCTTAAGTTCTTTAATGCAACTTGATGGTAAAGAGTTAGACTTAGAAGTATTCTTAAAAACAAAGGGAAACCTAGAAAAACTAAGTGCACTATTAGATAGCGTAGATAGTAAAATTGGAACTGAGCCTGTAACTCTTACTGTAATAGAAGACATAGTTAAGGCAAATCCAGATATGCCAGACATGACGGCTTTAATAAGTGATTGGGATAAGTGGAAAGATAAAGATCCAAAAATTCAAAAGAGTGTTGTTCTTACATATATAGAACTTTATAAAACAATCGGAAAATCAGAAATTGCACAGTACAGAAAAAATAAATCTATACCATCAGTAGTAACCGACTCTGCCGTTACTGGAATGATTGCAAATGATCTATTGCCAAACAAAGTTCCAACATCAATTCCAAGCAACAAGCCAGGACCTGCTTCAAATACAAATTCAACAGGAGCAAATCCACTAGACTTCCTTGACTCACTTGCAATGAGAATTAAAAATGTTCGTGACGGAGCCTTCGATGCAACAACCCCACTTAAATCTATGATTGCAGCATTTAGTGGAAAGCAGGCTCAAAAAGATGTTTCAAAGATGTTTACACTATTTGATGGTTTGCAACAAAGAATGATTAAACTTGGTGTTCCAAAAGAATTTAGAGATATGATTTCTGGAATGAGTGCAGATGACTTTAAAAAGTTTGCATCATTGCCAAAGGGAAAGAATATGTTTACCTATGAAAAGGGTAAAGAAAAAACAAAGGCAAACATTACTGGATTAACAAAAGAAGGTCAAGCGGTAATGCAAACATACCGTGAAGCCGTAATCGGTGAATTTAATGTTGCACAAAAAGAAGTTTTAGAAACAACAAAAAATCAAGATGCAGCATTTAAAATTCTTATTGCTTCTGGAATGAGCACATCCGATGCATTAAAAACTGTAGAAGATTCTGCAATAGCAGCAGGTATTGCATCAGGTGCGGTTGGTAAAAAGGGTTCTGAAGAAATGAAGAAATTCATTGCAGACGCTCAGGCAGCATCTGATGCAACTTCAAGACTTAATGCACTAACAAAAGCAAGACAGGCAAACTCAGACTTTGCTATTTCAAAGAATGCCCCAGGACTAGCAAAATCTATGAAAGAGGCAGGATACAGTGCTGATCAAATTAATGAGGCTTTGTCAGATCCTGATATTGCAAAGTACTTAATTGAAGACCTTAAAGATGGAAAGATTGAAGCAGGAGACATAAAAGATTATATTGATTCAATCGCAGAAAAGAAATCGATTGATATTCGTGTAAAACTTGCAATGGGAGATTTTGCAGGTGCTGCAGAAGAAGGAAGACAACTAGTAAATGAAATGTTCTCTGTACAAGAGGCATTGATTAAGAATGGACCACTTGGACAACAACTAGATTCAAATAATCAAAAAATTGCAGATTATCAAGCACAACTTCTTCCATTCCAAAAACAAGTTGCTGACATTAATCAATCAATAGCAGATGCACAAAGAAGCATTGAGATTGCATATACAAGACCAATAGAGGCCCTTAATACTCAAGTAGAATCATTAGATAGACAACTTGAAACAAGTCCAATATTTGGCAACCGTGCAATGCAGGCAATTCAAGATCAAAACACAATTTATGGAAATGATCTTGCTATTATTTCTCATCAAGCAGATGCTGTTAATAAATCTTATGATGAACAAGTTAAAAACCTTAATGAGGTCAAGGCTGTTAATGATCAGATAATTGCTCAACAGGGAAGACAACTTGGTCTTGCTGATGCATTGACTCAGGGTGATATTGCTGCAGCAGCACAGGCTGCACAAGAAATGAGACAGGCCAATGCTGATCAATATGCTACATCACAAATGGATGCCCTTGAACAATCACGACAAAATGCTTTAGGAAGACTAAAGGGTCCACAGTCTGGCTTGACAGAAATACAAATTCAAGAACAACAATATCAAAATGCTCAAAAACTTTATGCAATGGAAAATAATCCAGCAAGACTTAAAATTGTTGCAGACATTAAGGCAAAGCAAGATGAAATTTATAACTTGCAACAACTTCAAAATGCAGAACTTGCTAAAATTAAAACAAAAGAAGATGAAATTTATAATATTGAAAATACAAAGATTCGTCCAATTCAAACAAACATAGATGCACTGACATATGAAAATATTGTTCTGCAAAATCAAATAGATAAGCAGGTTGCTTCATTAAAGGTAATGGGACAAACTCGTGGAGAATGGGATTTGACATTTGCAAAGATTGATGCATCTGCACTTGCATCAAAGAATCTAGATACAGCATTTGGTGCACTATTAACATCTGCAACAGCAATTAATAATATGTGGGCTTCAATTCTATCAAAGATTCAGCAGTATGCTGCAGGAGTTCCAGGAAGTGTTACAACACAGCAAAATAATTTTACTCCGCCTCCTGTAACTAAACCTAAAACTACAACAACACCAGAGGCAGATGCAGCAGCAAATCAAGCAAACGCAATGGTTGCCTTTGCTCTTGCAAAAACTACAGATGATGTTAATACTGCTGTTTCAGATGCAGTAAAAGCAGGTTTAACTCCATCAGTTGTTGCTAACGCAATGGCATCTTCTTTAGTTGGAACTGGAATGTCTGCTGCAGATGCAGCCATGACTGCTAGATGGACTGGACAAGGATTGGCATATCAAGCACAGGTTGCTGCTCAAGAAAAAGCACAGGCTGCAAGGGTTGCTGCAGATGCTGCAATGTTTCCTGGTGGAAGAAGAGGTGGATATTCTTCTGGTGGATTTGTTCCTAAATATTTTGCTATAGGTGGATTTGCTAAGGGTACAGATACAGTACCAGCAATGCTTACACCAGGGGAATTTGTTATGAGTAAATATGCTGTTGATAATTATGGCACGGGAACCATGAAAGCCATTAATAACGGTTCACAACAACTTGGATCAGTGTATAATTATGAGTTGACAGTAAATGTTAAGTCTGATGCTAATGCAAATGATATTGCAAATACAGTAATGACTAAGATTAAACAAGTAGATTCTATGAGATTAAGAGGTAATAAACTATAATGGCTACTAACCCAAATGCTGCTGCCTATATGTCTGGTAGAAGAAAGTATCAAAGACCACAAGCAATGTTATGGTCAGAAAACTCTGGCACACTAGTTAATGGTGTTTATGTTCCAAATGGCTATGAGGTTGGATCAACAACTGGATCAGAAACAGACGAATCCACATTTAATCAATTTTTAATTCTTTCAGATGATAATAGACAGCCGATTGATTTTAAACCAACCAGAATTGAAAAGCGTGAAAGAATGATTAATGGCAGAATGCGTTCTTATCATGTTGCAGACAAGTTGACAATTTCTACTAGTTGGAGTATGCTTCCTTCTAGATCTTTTGCACTTGCTCCAGAGTTTAATCCATCAAATGGAAAGCCATTAGTAAAAGAAAAGAACTCTTTAGAATATACTTCTGATGGTGGTGCTGGTGGAGTTGAACTACTTGATTGGTATGAAAACCATCAGGGATCTTTTTGGGTATATCTAGCATATGATAAATATTCAAATTTTGGAAAAGATGATGCAGACTATGGACATCTTGGACAATATAATCAATTGGTTGAAATGTTTTTTAGTGATTTTTCTTATAGCGTACAAAAGCGTGGCGGAAGTAATCATGATTTTTGGAATATCTCAGTAACCCTGGAAGAGGCATAGAATGTTTCAAAATGATGAATTAAAAAATCATCTTCAAACATCTTCAGTTATTAGAACTAACTCTGCTGTAATTGCTGAGTGGAATATGAACATACCAGAAAATATTCAAAAGATTGGCAATTATAGATATAGACCAACACAAGATAGTTCTGTATATAAAAATATTATTTCTAGTTTTAATGATGGAGAAGACAAAAATACACAGGTCCCGTTTTACTATGGAGCAACCGATGCTGATGTAACAATTGATGGCGGAATGGACGATATAAATCAGCCAACACTACTTACTTCTAGAAAAGAATACATTAAATTACTTTATTCGCTAGAAAACTGTTTTTATAAATTTAGACCAAGATCAGGTATTAATAAGTCTTCTTATTTTTCAAACTCATATATTCATAATGCTAATTCAGATATGGCAAAAAGACCAAGATATTATATGCCAGATAAAGGCGATTACTTTAAATACTGGACATCTTATAGAACTGAAAATGGTTCTGAGTACGGTGTTGCAAATAAAACCTTAAATGGCCAATACTTCATTGAGGATACAGCACCATTTGTTGTTTATAAAAATAAAATTCCAGTAAATAGAGTTGTAGTAAAAATGCAAACACATATTGGCTCTGTTGACCTTGGTCCATTTTCAACATCTTCTAAATCATTCTCAGACCCATTCTATGGTGATGCAAATAAAAAGACACCAGTTAAATGGAAGATTCAAGCACTTAAAAATAATAACTGGGTTGACATAAAGAAATTTGATGCAAGCACAAGAAGAAAAAATGGTACATCAATAATTGGTTCAGATGGATACGTAGAACTAGCATATGGATTAATCGTTCCAGATAAATATCAAGATACATTTATTAGAGCAGAAGAACATGCTACAACATCAACTTTACCAGAAACATCAATAAATGGTTATGCATATTTAGTTAAAGAAAATGAAGATTCTTTAGGCACGTATCATATTTGGGTATCAGATAAGTATGAGACCTTTGTTCCAACATATGGCTGGTATGTAAGTGAAGAAACAGTAGATAGATTAACTAACTTTGTTACAGATACAACATCTCCAATTCAGTACTCAAATGCATCTGATGGTTTGCCAATGTATAGAGAGTTTGATTATATTAATGGCTTAAGAATTGTTGTTGATACAATGACAAGGGCTGACTCAACTTTTGATCTAATTGAACTATCACCAAGATTAGTTGTAGATTTATCAGGAAAGACAGTTGATTTTTCAATAACAAAAACGGCATCTGATTTAGGATCTTCTGGCCTTCCAGTTGGTCAATTGCTTGCATCAAATGGAACCCTAAAACTATTTGACTACGATCAAGCATTTAATCCAAATAATAACAACAGTATTATTAAAAACTATATAACTAAAAATATACAAGTTAAGTTTTATGAAATAATTATGAATGTAAATGGGTATGATTATTTTGTTCCAATTAAGACAATGTATACAGAAGGTTTTCCAGAGTCAAACAATGAAACAAGACAAGTTTCTTTAAAATTAAGAGATCTATTCTTTTACCTAGAATCAATCAATGCCCCACAACTGCTAGTTACAAATGTATCTCTTAGTTATGCAGTCTCAACACTTTTAGATTCAATTGGTTTTACCAACTATTCATTTAAAAGAGTAGATGGTGAAGTTGATCAGATTATTCCATACTTCTTTATTCCGCCAGACACTAGCGTTGCTGAACTATTAAATCAATTAGCGATATCAACACAGACAGCAATGTTCTTTGATGAATATAATAATTTTGTAATGATGAGTAAAAATTACATTCTTCCAAAAGAGTCAGAAAGAGAAACTGATTTTGAATTTTATGGTACCAAAGATTTTATTGAAGAAGGTGCAATTAATAACAAAACTACCAATGAAAAACTTGCAAACATAATTTCTATTAACTCTCAAAATAATGAAATTTTTAATGATGGAAGTATTAACTATAAGACAAGATATATTCAAAAAACATATGGATCAATTAGGCAAGCAAGCATTATTGATCAGGAAAAAACATGGATATACAAACCAGTATTATTGTGGGAAGTTGCTGGGGACGATAATACAAAGTCTATTAATGATCAAGCAAATAAGCAGTCTAGTTATGTTTTGGGTGCTATACCACTTAACTCTGATTTATCCGATACAGTTCCAAGCGTTTCTAATAATATAATGATTAATAATACAATGGATTTAGGAGAGGGCATTTATTGGCTTTCAAGATACAATGGATATTTTTATGCAAATGGAGAAATCATAAAATATGATGCAGTTCAGTATAGTGTCAGCGGTATTGGCAATGTATGGATTACAAGTGTAACTGATTATCAAAACTATTTTTCCAAACTAAGTCATAATGGAAAGATCTATCCAACAGGATTGGTGAGAATTTATTCATATCCAAATTATCAAACTATAAATGGAATCACTAAATTAAAAAATGGAGAAGTAGCAAAGCACGGTAGAGGTCAGTTTGGCACAAGTGTTCTAAAGCACAATGCTGGCTTAAATTCATACTGGTCCGATAATGCAAATGTTCGTGGCTGCTCAATGAAGTCTGATTATTTGTTTAGTCTTGCAAGTAAAACTGAAGCAGATGCAAAGATTGCACTTTTAACATTAGACAATCTTGCAGCAGGAGTTAGCAATGATTTGGCAACTCAATCCACTAGATCAGGAATTATGAAAAATTTCTTGTCTCAATATTATGGCACAGAAAAAGATTTTAATAAACTTAAAACAACCCAAACTGGAACAATCCAGTCGTCTGCATTTATTTTAAATGGTCCATCTTTTACAACTACTCAAAAAGGCATTGACTTTATTTCGTATGTACATAAACCATTGACAGACTCATTTAAACATTTTGGTACAAGAATGAGAATTGTTGGTAAAATTGAAAATAACCAGAACCGTGGTCAGACTCCAATTGGTAGTGATACATACTTTGTGGTAACTGGTAATTCTCCAGATCAAAATATTAATATTAGTGCTGGTTCTGGCGGATTAGCCGTTATGCTAAATCCAACAACAAATGTTGGATACTATTTTGAAATTTTAGCACTAACAGAAAATAACATCAGTAGTTATAATAAATCTGCTGAAAATCTTCACAATGTAATCTTTTATAAGATAAAGCGTGACTCTGCCACATCCGATGCTATACCAGTTAAACTTTGGGGTGGTCTTGCAAGCATAACAGTTGACGATGGAAAGTTTACTGGTCAATACAGAATGGTTGGCGAGCAAAATCCAACGGTATATGATTTAGCAGTTGAGTATAGAAATATTGGAAACAGTAGAAGGTTCTACTTATACATAAACAACAAACTTGTTGCAACTGTTGACGATACTTCTCCTTTGCCAGTATATAACAATATGGCTATGTTTGTAAGAGGATCTGCAAGATGTATGTTTGAAAATATCTACGCATTAACAAATAATTATAGTCAAAATACAACCTTTGCTCTTGATACACCAGTTATGTCAGCGATTAATGATTCTGAGATAGATGCAAATGAATCATTCAGAAAATATGCAATGAGTGGTATTGTTCAATCAACCTATTTATCTGGTATTAATCCGTCTCAGCCACCACAATATAATATGTACTTTGAAGAATTTGGTACCATTATGAGAGAAGCAGCATACTTTAATATTCGTTATGACAAAGCCTATCCAGCATTATATGCAAAACTGTCTCCAACATTTAATAAGATTAAGGGGTATACAGTATCTGGATTTAGAGCAGGATCTTATGGAGCAGAATTTTTAATATTCAATGCAACAGATACCGCACTAAGCCTAGATGAGACAACTGGCAATTACTTAAGAATTCAAGGTATAACTTTTACACAAGAGTCACAACACCAATTGACAATGGATGAGTATTTTAATAAAAATAGTGATTTTTCAAATCCTCAACTAAGCGGATCAACACTATTAAAATCTCCTATAAAGTATGATAATGATTATCAAGATATTAAAGTAAGCAGAATTACCTATGGTAAAAAAGATTTTTCATTAGAAACACCATACATACAAACACAAGATGACGCAAACAGGCTAATGGAGTGGATTGTCAATAAAGTTGTTAAGCCAAGAAAATCTGTTAGTCTTAAGGTTTTTGCAACACCAACAGTTCAACTAGGAGATGTTGTCACTATTGACTATAAGGATAAAGACTCAGTAAATCAAATATCATCATCTAACTCTAGGTTTGTAGTATATAATATAGAGTATGCTAAAAGTTCTGGAGGGCCAGATATGACTGTTTATCTGAGCGAAATTTAATATGGCAAGTGCAATACCACTTACACCAGATACTACTGCATCTAACGCAGATACAGGGGTACTTGCTGCAACCACCAACCTTATAATTACAAGTTATGATGAAACACCTTTAGAGGTAATGACTGATCTTATATTTGAAGATATAGGTGGTCAAGAAATTATTAATATATCCAGAACTGACATTGTTAATGGTCAGGATATTATTTATCAACCAATTAAAAATTTGGCAAGCATTAACTATCAGTATAATCCGCAAAATATTTTGGCCCTACAAGATACATCTGAGAACTATTTTAAAAAATTTCCAATTAATGCAGCAAACAAAGTTCCAACCACTGGAACAGGAGAAAATGGATCAACAGTTTACATCGATGAGGCTACGGGAAATCTAGTTATTGAACTAGTAAATGTAGAGGATGATGAGCAAGTAGAAGTTCAAATACTAAGAAATGGAAAATTTTTTAATGATACAATATATGAGGTGCAATAATGATTACTAATACTGGAAAAAATATTTTAGCCAAATATCTACTTGGTCAGGCTTCTGCCTATGCCTCGTATATTGCTATTGGCTGCGGTTCAAGGCCTTTAAACTCTGACGCAGTTCTTGGCGATTATTCAACTAAAGAAAGACTTGATTTTGAGATGTTCCGTGTACCGATTACTTCAAGAGGTTATGTGAGCGAAGATGGAATTACAAAAATTGTTTTAACTGCAGAATTGCCAAGTGAAGAAAGATATGAGATTAGCGAAGTTGGTATTTTTTCTGCGGGATCTAATACTGCTGCAGGTGCCTATGATAGTAAATCTATTTATGCTTTTACACAAGATGAAAATTGGGAACACCACGATGCCCAGGGTGCATATCAAATTCCAGTAAAGTATACACCACTAGACAATGATTCAAATAATATAATTAGTGATGTTATGGCTACAAGAGAAGGATCTCAAGTTGTTGCAAAAGTTTTTCAAACAAACGCAGATAACAGAATTTTTACAGATCAAGGAAGAGTTTTAAGATATGAAAGATGTAGATTTTTAAATAATACAATTATGCTTAAGGGAAATTCTTCCACGCTAACTATTGATGGATCTGGAAATTTAGTAATAGGAGATAACTCAGAGCATATACATTTGACTGGTGCAATACTAGACTTTAATAAAAACTCACCTACTGATGAAATTAAACTATCTTTTGCGGTAGTTAATAAAGATGGAGAATCAACAAGTGTTCCAGACAATGTTAGAATAATGGTAGAGTTTTCTTCTTCTGATTCGCTTGTCGGTCAATTTGCAAGATTTCAGGTAAATATTAATAATGGAACTAGAATAGATCAGCATAATTTTGCTGCAAATAGATATGTTGTAGCAACAAAACAACTACAAGAATTATATAAGAGTGCTGGCTTTACATGGAGTCAGGTTGATGTTGTTAAGATTTATGCATGTGTCACAGACAATGGCAGCCCAACAGATAACTTTTATATTGCCTTAGATGCTTTAAAACTTGAAAATACAAGTTCGTCAAACCCACTTTATGGAATGACTGGATATTCTGTTATTAAAAATAAAGATGCAGCAACTATTGTAAAATCTGCAAACACAACAAACTATATTGAATTTAGGTTTGCCTTGGATGTTCAATAATGGCACAAGAAAACTCTAGAGTAAAAAAGGTTATTATATCAAAATCTTCATTACCAGAAATATCTGGTGTTGGACAAGACTATGTGGTTAGATACAGAATTGTCAGTGATGATAAAAATAGATATTCTTATTGGTCACAAAAATATAGAGTCGCTATACCAAATACAACTACTGTACCTTTTTCTGTGACTAAATCTGGTTCAACTATAACAGCAGTTTGGACACCAGATAATACTATAAAGTCTGAGTTTGATATTTATATTAAGTGGGATAATGAAGAGTGGAAATATGTTACAACTGTATATTCAACAATCTATGCTAGTGTAATTAAGAATGGTGCCACAAAGGTAAAAGTTGCAGCACAAATACCAACTTTTCCAAAAGAAAGATTTAGTTCTGCTACACTTTTTGAATCCAACCAGATTGACTTAGTGGTATAATTATATAACCATGGCAAAATTACCTTTACCTGAAAGAGGGCAACCACTAGATGTTGCTTATATTTATCAATTAGCAAATACTGTTAATGATTTATCATCACAAATATCTCCAGCAACATATAAATATGTAACAGTAGATACCCCTGGTGTTGGAAAGCAAAGCGTTAAGGCTTCCGAGGCTAGAATTATTGGCGGGTATGTAAATGTAGTAAATAGTTCAACACGACAAGCAGGAACAGAAGTAGCATTTTCATATGACTTCCCAACAGACTTTAAGTATGCACCCATTGCAACTGCAACCCCAGTTAACACTGGTGGAACAGATGCTGGTAAGAATGTATCAGTAGTTTTAAAAAATATAACAACCTCTAAGGTTGATGGAATTGTAAGGTTTGGTACAACTGGTGATATGTCAGTTGATGTCAATATTATAATTATTGGAATACCTAACTAAATAATGATTAAATGTGATAGATGTAATAAAAGAATGTTTGTTGATAGACAGTATACTTCAGTTTCTCATTTAGAAACATACTGTATGTACTGTGGATCTAGAAAATTTTTTAATCCACCTGAGCAATCAAAAGAGGGGCGATGGCTACTAGAAAAGGAAAAATTGAGAGCGAAAACTACAATCTCTCCCCTGTAATTCCTGGTAACAAAAAGGTTTGGTTTTTGAATGGTGATCTAGTTAGAGTACATCACCTCAACAGGTCTAATGGCATTATGTCTGTTTATAATATTACAAAAGATCAAATCGAAAGTTGTTTAATTAATGATTTTAAAAAAAATCGTGAACGAGCATATACTGTAGGTCAGACTGCTGATTTAGTTAATCGTCATAAAAAATATATGCCATCACTAATGAAACGAGGAATCATTCCTTTCCCTACTGGATCACAAAAAGGCGGAGCAAGGGGGTTTCAGGTTAGATCATATTACTCAGAATCGCAGGTACGGGAGATACGTGATATACTTGCTACGTACCATATTGGTAGACCAAGAAAAGACAATTTAATAACAAATGATATTACACCATCCACACAAGAGTTGACAAGACGGATGGGGGACGGTATAATTACATATACAAGAACTGAAGATGGAAGGTTTATCCCTATTTGGGGAGAATCTATTTAATAATAAAGGGGTATGAAATGCAAAACGAAGACACTAAAGTTGGAGTTACTTTGGGGTATACACTTAACCTTGGTAACTTTCAGTCACTAAGGATTGATCTTAATGTGATTGATTCTAAGCGTGAAGGTGAAAATACAAACGATGCTTTTGAGCGTGTTTACAAGTTTGTAGAAGATAAGTTAACTGAAAAGATTAACGAAGCAAAGTCTGAAATCGCAGAATAATGGCAGAACGCAAAGACCGAATGGCTTTGCTTTCACGCTACAGCAAGTTCCATACTGCAAAGTATGAGCAAAAGCCATCGTTAAATTTAAATGTAGAGCAATGGGCTTCAGATGCCCTTATTGAGTCATACGGAATAGGACAGTGCTACGATCTTCTTGAGTACTACTTTGGTGTCGCTCAGTCTCCTTCTTGGAATTACTTTGCGTACAATGCAGAAAAAATATTACAAGCAAGATTAGATAAGCAGCAGGATGATAAAGAAAGAGCGGAAAGAAGAAGAATGGCTAAGGAGTGGTTAAGTGAATAATACAGAAGCAAAATTGATCACTGCAGTTCTTGAAGATAAGCAAGTTCATGTTTTGCTTCAAGCAAATATAGACAACCTTCTTAGAACCCATAACGATGTTTGGAATTTTGTAAGAAATTATTTTGAGCACAACTCTGCAGTTCCTCCAGTTTCTTTGGTTGTTGAAAAATTTAGAGATTTTGAGCCTATCCAAGGTGTTGGAGCAACAAAGCACCACTTGGAAGAACTTCAAACAGAATACTTAAACGATAGCCTAAAGGACATTCTTCGTTCTGCTGCTACAGATGTTCAGCAGGGTGAAGGAGTAAAGGCTTTAGACTCACTCATTACACAAACATCAGAATTAAAAAAGAATACTTCCGCAATTCGTGATATTGATGTAACAGATCTTGAATCCGCAATCGCATACTTTGAAAATATGAAAGAGCAGCAGGCACTTGGCAAGGTTGGAATTAAAACTAATCTTCCAGGATTTGACAACTATCTTCCAGCAGGAATTATGCCAGGTCAACTAGGAGTCTTTTTAGCATACCCAGGTATAGGAAAGTCATGGATGGCTCTATACTTTGCTGTACAGGCCTGGAAACAGGGTAAGACACCCCTTGTAATCTCACTTGAGATGTCAGAAACAGAAGTGCGTAACCGTGTATTCACAATCATGGGTGAAGGTCTTTGGTCACATAGAAAGATTTCAAATGGTGAGATTGAGTTAGACATGCTGAAATCGTGGCATGCAAAGAACCTTCAGGGCAAGCCTGAGTTCCATATTATTTCTAATGATCAAGGTGGCGAGATTAATCCTTCGGTTCTTCGTGGAAAGATTGACCAGTATAAGCCAGATTTTGTAATCGTTGACTACCTTCAGTTGATGGCTCCTAATCAGAAGTCAGACAATGAAACAGTACGAATGAAGAATCTTTCACGAGAACTAAAACTAATGGCTATTGGTGAAGAGGTTCCTATTATTGCTATCTCATCTGCTACACCAGATGATGTCAATGACCTTTCTACGGTCCCTACACTAGGTCAAACAGCATGGTCTAGACAGATTGCATACGATGCAGACTGGGTTATTGCCCTTGGTCGTGCTGCAAATAGTGATGTTATTGAATGTGCCTTTAGAAAGAACCGTCATGGATTTATGGGGGATTTCCTTGTGCAGGTAGATTTTGATAAGGGATACTATAGATATAAAGATTTTGAAGATAAGTAGTTATAATATGGTATGTCAAATTTTCACCACAAGACAATTAAAAGATTTAGTTTGGATGGCATCATCCATGATGAATCTGCCCTTGGTAGGTTAAAGGGTGAATATACAAGGTTGCTTGTTTCAGAGATGCGTCTCTGTGGCTATGTGCCAAGAATTGACATTGATCCAGATTTTACTATAGACTATAATGAAAAAAAACAATATTTTGAATTTGAAATATCAGTACACGGAGTATACGCAGGGAAAAGGAAAAGCGAATGGATAGCAGGGATAGACGTAAACAAGCCAATATATATACAAAAGAACAAATCAAAAGAGTTCTCGCAGGAACAGGTATAACCGTAGAGTCTGAGGTTGATTCAGACTATATTATTTTTTGTCCTTACCATAATAACAATAGGACCCCTGCTGGAGAAATTGATAAGAATAATGGAACCTTCTTTTGTTTTTCCTGTCATCATGTTGCAGACCTTGTAGAATTTGTAATGCACACCTCTGGAAGATCTTATTTTGAGTCTATTAGATTTATTAAAACAAAAGAAACTCAGCAAGATCTAGAGCGTGACATCAGTCAGAAACTTGTTACAAAGCCAGACTTTGTTCCATTTGATGAATTAATTATTAAGCGTTTGTATAACGGATTGCTTGCATCAGATAGAGCAAAAGACTATTTTAAATATCGTAAAATTTCTACATCTTCATGGTCTAAGTTTTCTCTTGGCTATTCAGAAAAACAGGACATGGTGACAGTTCCAGTGCATAGTCCAGATGGAATGTCAGTCGGTTTTGTTGGTAGATCAATAGAAGGAAAAGAATTTAAGAATACTCCAGGACTGCCAAAAGCAAAAACATTGTTTAATTTAAATCGTGTAAAAACTGCAGATAAAGTTTATGTCGTTGAATCTTCGTTTGATGCTATTCGTTTAGACCAAGTAGGGTTTCCAGCAGTTGCCACACTTGGATCTAATGTATCAAACCTACAAATAGAATTGCTTCAAAAGTATTTCAATAACATTATTGTTATTGCGGATAATGATGAGGCGGGAGGAAATATGAAAACTAAGATAATTGAAAAACTTGGATCTCGTGTTTCCATTATACAATTAAATAAAGAATATAAGGATATTGGTGATATGTCAGATGAAGATATCAAGAAATTGGAAGTTTCATTTGACAAAGACATCATCTCTATGCTAAACTAATATAACAAACAAAGGAGAAATATATGAGCGTAATTAAGGGATTAAAAGACATCAACGCCCTGCTCGAAAAACCAAAGTATGAAGGAACAGGACAAAAGGTTCGTTGGGTTAAGTTGGCTGACGGACAATCAGGAAAGGTTCGTTTTGTTGAAGAACTAGACCAAGACTCAGCAAACTATTCAGAAGCCCGTGGCCTTTCTGTAGTAGTTTCAGAACACACAAATCCAAAGGATTACAAGCGTAAGGCTGCTTGTACACAAGAATCAGAAGGTCGTTGTTTCGGTTGCGAAATGGCACGTAAAGAACCAAAGTCAGGCTGGAGAGCACGACTTCGTTTTTACTGCAATGTGCTAATCAACGATGGACTTGAAGATCCATATATTGCTGTTTGGTCACAAGGAATTTCAAAGCAATCAGCATTCAACAACATTCGTGAGTATGCTCTTGATACAGGTAGCATCTCTAATCTTGAGTGGAAGTTGAAGCGTAATGGTCAGGGAACTGAAACCAATTACACACTTCTACCATCAAAACCAGATGCAGAACCATTTGCATGGGATGGCTATGAATTCTTCAACCTAGAAAAGGTTGTTCGTGAGGTTCCATATCCAGAGCAGGAAGCGTTCTACTTTGGATTTGACACACCTTCTGTTACCAGCACAAATATTGACTGGTAATAGATGTCTTACGTAGGCTTACACGTACATACCCACTACTCGTTATTTGACGGGATTGCTACTCCAGAAGAATACATTGACCGTGCAGTTGAGTTGGGGATGCCAGCAATTGCCATCACTGACCACGGTACTTTATCTGGGCATAGGGAACTGCACCGCATTGCAAAAGCAAAGGGTATTAAGCCTATACTTGGCGTAGAAGGCTATATGTGTAAAGATAGATTTGATACTAGAGATAAGTCTGAAAGAGACGGAGATCTAGATCTAGTTTATAACCATATAGTACTTCTCGCCAAGAACCAAATTGGTTTAGAGAATTTAAATAAGATTAGTGAGATATCCTGGACAGAGGGATATTTTAAGAAGCCAAGGTTTGACTTTGAGATTCTTGAAAAGTATTCAGAAGGAATTATTGTCACATCTGCATGTCCAAGTAGTGTGCTTGTAAAGGCACTTGAGAATAATGAGTTTGCTATAGCAAAAGATTATATTCAATGGTTTAAGCGTGTATTTAATGATGATTACTATATTGAGGTCATGCCACATAATGAGGCAGAAATAAATAAACAATTAATTCAATTGGCAGATGAGTTTAGTGTAAAGGTTGTTGTAACCCCAGACTGTCATCACAGTTCAACAGATCAAAAAGAAATTCAAGAGTTTAAGTTGCTACTTAATACACATGTTAAGATTGATAAAGAACACACTTTTGAAAAGTCAAAGAAAAAAGAGAATATGATGGAACGCCTTGACTATCTTTATGGTGAAGACCGTCAAATCACATTTAACAAGTTTGACATTCATTTGCTTTCTTATGAAGAAATGAAGTCTGCTATGGAAGCACAGGGTATTGATCGTCCAGATATTTATACAAATACTTTAGAGGTTGCTGAAAAAGTTGGTGACTATGGAATTCAAGAAGGACTAGACCTACTTCCAGTCCAATATAAAAATCCAGATAAAGAATTAAAAGAACTAGCCCTTGCTGGATTAACTGAGCGTGGTGTAGATGGTCAGGAATATTTGGATAGACTTGATGAAGAGTTGCAAGTAATTAAAGATAAAAAGTTTGCTCCTTACTTTTTGGTTGTACGCAATATGATTGCATGGGCAAAAAAAGAAGAGATTATGGTGGGTCCTGGTCGTGGATCTGCAGCAGGATCACTGTTATGCTATGCACTAAGAATTACTGACATTGATCCAATTAAGCATGGACTATTGTTCTTTCGCTTTATTAATCCAGATCGAAATGACTTTCCAGATATTGATACAGATATTCAAGACTCTCGTCGTGAAGAAGTAAAAGATTATCTTGTTAGACAATATCGACATGTTGCATCTATTGCGACATTCCTTTCGTTTAAAGACAAGGGTGTTGTACGAGATGTTGCACGAGTTTTAAATATTCCACTTACTGATGTGAATAAAGTTCTTAAACTTGTTGATACTTGGGATGAATATTGCACATCAAAAACAACACGGGAATTCCGTGAGAAATATCCAGAGGTAGAAATTTATGGAGAACAACTTCGTGGTCGTATTAGAGGTACTGGCATCCACGCTGCTGGTGTTGTCACTAGTAAAGATCCTATTTTTAGGTACGCACCAATGGAGACACGCTCTTCTACTGGTAGCGATGAGCGTATTCCTGTTGTTGCAGTTGACATGGAAGAGGCTGAAAAGATTGGTTTAATCAAGATTGATGCACTGGGACTAAAAACTCTTTCAGTTCTTAAGGATACACTTGATATTATTGAGGAGAGAGACAACAAGAAAATTGACCTTCTTAAGATAGATATGGATGATAAAAATGTATATCAAATGCTTTCAGATGGATACACAAAGGGTGTGTTTCAGTGTGAAGCAGCACCATACACAAACTTGCTAATTAAAATGGGTGTAAAAAACCTATCAGAACTTGCAGCATCAAATGCTTTGGTTCGTCCAGGTGCAATGAATACAATTGGTAAGGATTATATTGACCGTAAGCATGGTCGTCAAAATATTGGTTATACACACCAAGTACTTAAAGAATTTACGGAGGAAACATATGGTTGTATTCTTTACCAGGAACAGGTTATGCAAGCATGCGTATCGCTTGGCGGTATGTCCATGTCGGAAGCAGACAAAGTTAGAAAAATCATTGGAAAGAAAAAGGATGCTAAAGAGTTTGATCAGTTTAAAGAAAAGTTTGTAGAGGGTGCATCTAAGTTTGTTTCACCAAACATGGCTAGAGATCTTTGGCATGACTTTGAGGCTCACGCAGGGTATTCATTTAATAAGTCTCACGCAGTAGCATACTCAACGCTATCATACTGGACAGCATGGCTTAAGTATCACTATCCAATAGAGTTTATGTACTCACTACTAAAGAATGAAAAGGACAAAGATGCAAGAACTGAATACCTTATTGAGGCAAAAAGAATGGGCATTAGCATTAAACTACCTCACATTAATGACTCAGATATTGATTTTAAAATTGAAGGCAAGGGTATTAGATTTGGTCTTACTGCTATTAAGTATATTTCCGATAAAATTGCAGAGCGTTACATTTCTGCAAGACCTTTCTCTTCGTATGCTCAACTTGAAGAGTTTACTTTTACTAAAGGAAATGGAGTTAACTCTCGTGCTCTTCAAGCATTACGAGTTATCGGCGCAGCGACATTTAATGATAATCCAAGAAATGACGAAGAGATTAAACAAAATCTCTACGAATATTTAAACCTACCAGAATTTAATATTACGGTTCCATCTCATTATTACGGCTTTATAACAGAGGCTCAGGATTATGAAGAAAAGGGTTCTTTGATTGTAATGGGTATGGTAAAATCTATTAAAAGAGCAAAAGGTTGGTCAAGAGTAGAACTATTAGATAAAACAGGAAGTGTAGGAATTTTTGATGAAGAGCAAACAACTATTGAAGCAGGCGTATCGTATCTCATTCTTGTTAATGATAATCGGATTCTTTCTGCTATCCCTATCGATCAAATAAAAGGTTCAACATCTGGTCTTGTTAAATTTTTAAATTACAAACAATTACCATATAAAGATAACGAGATGTTTGTTTTGTCATTTAAACCAAGAGTTACAAAGGCTGGAAAAAAGATGGCATCTTTAACAGTTGCAGATACAGCAAGAGATCTTCACTCAATAACTGTATTCCCAACATCTTTTGCAAAGGCATATATGAAAATTGAAGAAGGAAATGCATATAATTTTAGTTTAGGAAAAACTAAAGATGGAACAGTCATATTGGAGGATGTAAATGTCAGTTAGTGTAGAAGAGGCGATGGCCCAACTTGATCCAAAGTTAAGAAAAAAATTAGGAACAGGAGTAGGGGTAAACTATGAATACCAGCCTACCCCAAGTTATGGTTTAAACCGTGCTCTAGGAGGTGGACTTCCTTATGGTAGACAAGTTCTTATCTGGGGTTCAAAGTCATCTGCAAAGTCCTCTATGTGCCTTCAAATGATCGCTCTAGCACAAGCAGAGGGTAAACTCTGTGCATGGATTGACTCAGAAATGTCATACTCAGAAGACTGGGCTAGAAGTCTTGGTGTAGATCCAGAAAAACTAATCTACTCACAAGCAAGAACTATAAGTGACATGGTAGATGTAGGCGTTGGACTAATGAACGCTGGAGTTGATTTAATTGTGGTAGACTCTATTACATCAATGCTTCCTGCAATTTATTTTGAGAAGGACACAGACGAAATGAAGGCTTTGGAAAATACAAAGCAGATTGGAGCAGAGTCTCGTGACTTTAGTAACGCATGGAAAATGCTTAACTATGCTAATAATAAAGTTAAGCCTACTCTTCTTGTTCTCATTTCTCAGTCTCGCAATAATATTAATGCTATGTATACTAGCCAGCAGCCTTCTGGTGGTCAGGCTACTAAGTTTTATTCTTCTTGCATTGTTAAATTATTTAGTTCCGAATCAGATAATCAAGCAATTAAAGGAAAAATTAAAGTAGGAGATAAGTTAATTGAAGAAAAAATTGGAAGAACCATTCGTTGGGAACTTCAGTTTTCTAAAACTTCTCCAGGTTTTCAGTCTGGTGAATATGATTTTTATTTTAGAGGTGATGATATTGGTCTTGATACCATTGGTGACTTGGTTACTACAGCAGAACTAAACGGTATTGTAGAACGCACAGGAGCATGGTATATTCTTCCTGATGGCTCAAAGGTGCAAGGTAAAGAGGCATTTGTCAATCGTGTAAGAGAGGATCTTGATTTGCAAGAATCAATCAAGGCAAAACTAAATGCCTAGTTATACAGTTTATAGTGGTTTATTTTTATGTCATACCTGTAAAATGGAAGTTAGATCGCTAAGATTATATGCAGAAACAAAAACTGCCACCTGGATGTGCAAAGAAAAACATATTAGCACGGTTGGCTTTGGTAAAAAAACTAAAAAAGATTTTGAGGTATAATAGTATTATGAATAATTTTCCTATGTATACAAAAACAAAAGCAGAAGACTTTATTGACAATCAAGATTTTCCTGTTGTGCAAATTGAAAACATTTTATCTGACGAGCATATTGCAGAAATATATTATAAGGTTGCTCAGACAGATGACTCCCAAACAATAACTCAGCCTTGGGCTGGGCACAAAGCATATCATACTAAATTTTCAAATGATGTTATTAGTCAAATAGAAAAAAGAGTATCAGAAATAGTTGGTGAAGAAATGATTATGGCTGAATATTCTTTTGCCAGATACTCAGAAGAGTATGGTTATAAGTGCAAACTATTCCCACACTATGATACAAAAAAGTCACAAAGGGTAACATGTGATATTCAACTAGAATCAAATGAGGATTGGGGAATTATAGTAGAGGGTGAACAGTACAATCTAAACTACAATGATGCCTTGATCTTTGCGGGAAGCCAACAGATGCACTGGAGAGAAGATAAGCGGATAGGACAAGATACAAAAATTGATATGATGTTTTGTCATCTTGTATATAAAAATGATAGACCTCTTCAGGAAAATCATGTAGCCATATTAGAAAAAAGAACTCGTGCCTTAATGATGGACACGGGGATTGATAGTCAGATAGAAACAAATGACAGAAAAGAGTGAGTCAAAAAGAATTGGTGCAAAACAGCACAAGAATTCTGGTAGAAACACACATAAAGGTGATGCAACATGGCAAAACTTTACTGTAGATTTTAAAGAGGCTTCAAAGTCTTTCACATTAAATAAAGATGTATGGGCAAAGGCCACAACAGATGCAATTAAAAATAATAGCGATCCGTTAATAATAGTTGTTCTTGGCTCTGGAAATACAAAAGTTAGACTTGCTATACTGGAATTTGATTTATTAGATCAAATTCTAGATGGTGTATAATATAATAAAAGGAGATACTATGAAAAAAGATTTACCAAACGTATTAATCGACAATGCTTTAACACAAGAAGATGTATCAGAAATATATAAGATTGTTTCTTCAACTACCAGCCAAACCTTTGTTGAAGATCTTGGATATAACAGTTGGCATATTCAATTACCACAACATATTATTGATAAGTTTACAAAATATGCTGAGGGTATTGCTGGAGAATCATTAGTTCTAAAGGAATATAATTTTTCTAGATATCAAAAAACAGTTTCAAATTGTGGAAAGTATACTTTTTATCCATTACTCTTTCCACATACTGACGAGGTATTTAATGAGTCAAGACTCACTTTAGACTATCAGATAGGTTCAAATGTATCTTGGGGAATTACAGTAGATAACTGGGAGTCTGAAGCAACATATACACTCAAAGACAATCAACTACTTTCTTTTTCTGGTTCTCATCAGGTTCACTGGAGACCAAAAAGAGAATTTGTAGATGGTGAATTTTTAGAAGCAATATTTTTGCACTTCTCACCAACTACATCAGAAACCCTCACTGCTGATCATGTAAACATTATGAGAGAAAGAGCAAAAGAAAAATATATAGTTTGGAATGATGAAACGGGTGCTTCATCTAACAAGTCAGAAGACGGCTTGCTAAAGTACAATCCGAAAGAGTCAAATTAATTATGGCTGAAATTCACAAGTACCTAACTGATTTTAATAAATATAAAACAAAAGTTCCATTTTATGTAGATAATTTATTTACTGATGCTGAATCAAAACAGTTAATGGATATTATTTATCAAAATAAAAATATGCTAGATCCAGTTGTGCATAAACCAAATGAGCAGACTAGTGAAAAAAATTGGGATAGGTTTAGACCAAAAACAATTGAATATATGTCAAGAGTGCTTGTTGAGTTTCAGATGCCCAAAAACTTAGAAGAAAAACTAGACAATATTGCAAAACCAATTTATGATGGAGATGTCGCTCTATGTCATTATAACTATATTGAATATAATAAAAAGTATGGCAATGGAAATAATAGTCCAAAGTTGCCTCCACATATAGACGCAGATGAAAATCTAATAACTATTAATCACTGTGTTGATGGAAACATTGAGTGGGATCTTTATATTGGAAACCAAGAAGACGGGACCACCTTTACAAGATATACACTAGAGCCTGGGCAAACAATAGTTTTCAGTGCAGTCAATCAGGTTCACTGGAGACCAAAGCGCAAATTTAAAGATGGCGAGTTTCTTGAGATTGTTAGCATGGACTATTGTCCAATAACTAACTATAGGTTTACTGGAGAAATGAATCCACTAGATGCATACACATATCCAGAAAAAAGAAGCGCTTACACAAATTCTTTAAACTATTTGCCAGAATTTAAAGCAGCGTGGAATCTTTATCATCAGGATGGTATGAAAGACGGAGTAATTGGAGATGATTTTTAATGGAAGAAAAAACAACTATTGATATGGTAAATGGTCTTGTAGAAATTGCAGACTATATGGAAGATGAAGAACTGACAACTGCATTAACAATGATTGCTAAACTAATTATAAAGCCAGATATCCCAATCAATGTTGCTCATGTAGAGATTGTAAGGCTTCAGGCAATCGCAGCAAAGATGGCATTTAAAGCAACATGGATGGCAAATGTAGATAAATCTGATAGAGGCAAAAAAAATCTTTACTACACTGCTGCTGAATCAATTAACAATTTAGTGTCTGCACTGAAATACATCACACGCTGATATCTGCTATACTTATAAGAATAGAAAAGAGTTTTAATATAATGACAAAAAATTTACTAAAGCAAGTTATGATTAGACCAGAAACAAGCAATAAATTGGAAGAGCCAACTTTTACTGATGGACTTATTGAGGCAATTAGGAATGGCTATACAGTTAACCTAAAACCACGCTTTCAAAAGAAGACAACCTTTGCTCCTTCATCTTTGACATACGGAGCAGGTGAGTGTGCTAGATATTGGTACCTTGCATTTGAGGGTGGTATTTTTCACGATGATGCAGATGCTTTTGGTGTAGCAAACAGAACCAGCGGAACACTGAGCCATGATAGAATCCAAGATGCTGTTATGAATGCTGGGCTTTTGGCAGAAGATATGGAGTTTGATCCAGAACCAAGCAAGTACAAGAAGCAAATTCATCCAGCATTAGAGTTTAGAATCAAGCATGATGACCCACCAATTTCAGGGTATGGCGATGTAATGCTTAATTATAATGGTCAAACTATTCTTGGTGAAATTAAAACCATGATGAATGAAGGCTTTGAGTATAGAAAAGCAAGCAGGAAGCCAAAGACTGGCCACCTAATGCAATTAATTATGTATATGAAGATTCTCAAGAAAGATAAGGGTGCATTGATTTATGAAAATAAAAATAACCATGATCTACTTATTATTCCTGTAGAAGTAAACGATCATTACCGTCGGTGGGTAGACCAGGCATTTGATTGGATGCGAACAGTTCGCAAGGCATGGGAAGATAAAACTTTGCCTCAAAAAACATATAGATCAAATTCAAAGATCTGTAAGGTTTGTCCATTACAAAAAACATGTGCCGAAGCAGAGACAGGGGTAATTAAAATTAAACCTCTGGAGTTGCTAGAAGATGAAGCATTGTAGTTGGTGCGACAAAGAATTTAAAACAGATATCTCATATCAGATATACTGTTCTGTAGAGTGTAGAAATCATTCTACAAAAGAAAAGATTGCACAAAGATATTTGCTTACAAGAAGACAAAAAAGAAAAGGCAAGATGCGAACTTGTAAATCTTGTAAAAGACAGTTGTCAATATACAATGATGATTCTTTGTGCTCTGGTTGTTTAATAAATCCTTCAGATGTTAGTCAAGCATTAAAAGAAATAAAAGGAAAAATAAATGGTACAAAATAAGTGGGGTGTAGAAATAAAACCAGAACAAATTTGTGCTATTGATGCTAGTACTAACAGTCTTGCCTATGCAACATTTCATGGTGAATACTTAAAAGAAGTTGGAAAGATTAATTTTGAAGGCAAAGATATATATGAAAAAGTAATTGACGCTGGCAGAAAGTCTAAAGGTTTATTTGAACATATTATAAATGTAGATGCGATTGTAATTGAACATACAGTATTTATGAACAGCCCTAAGACTGCTGCTGATCTTGCGTTAGTCCAAGGTGCTTTATTAGGTGCAGCAGGTCAATCTGGCATTAGAACTATTGGCAAGGTGTCACCAATCACATGGCAAAACTTTATTGGAAATAAAAAGATTTCTAAAGATGAAAAATTATATATTAGGTCTCAAAGTCCAGGAAAATCTGAGTCATGGTATAAATCTTTTGAAAGGGATCTTCGCAAACAAAGAACTATCAACTTTATCAATATTCAGTATGATAAGACTATTACTGATAATGATGTGGCAGATGCGTGTGGTATTGGTCATTGGGCTATAAAAAACTGGGACAAAGCAATAGGGGTTGACAAATAACATTATGGCTGCTAAACTATATACTAGTGAAACTTGGCTTAGAAAAAGATTTCTTATGGATAAAAAAACACCACAAGAAATTGCTTCAGAGTGTGGGACAAGCGTAGAAACAATATATGTTTATTTGGCAAAATACGGATTAAGGAAATCTAAACGATGAATAAATTACAAAAGGCTGTTGCAGTTTTAACTATTGCTGGTGCAGTTGGAATTAGTTATGCACTCTATACATTAAAGGGTTTGCCAGAAACATTTGATTGGGAGGATGACGAATGAGCGTTCAAACACAATATGTTATTTCAAATATTTGTGATGAAATAAAAGATATGCTTATTAAGAAGAACCAATCATACGGTGATTCTGCCATTGATCCAATTAGAATTTTTTCAAAGGCAAACACAGATGAGCAGATTAAGATTAGAATAGATGATAAACTTTCTAGAATATCTAGAGGCTCTGAGTTTTATGGGGACAATGACATAGACGATCTAATTGGATATCTAATCTTGTTTAAGGTTTCAAAGGTGCTATCAGATGTCAACTGAAGAAGACCTAGTAAAGCATTTAGATCAGGTAAATAATGTAGTTGAAGAATACCTAAAGGGTAATGACCCAACTGTCATTTCAAAGCAATTAGACATTCCAAGACAAAGAGTAGTTGCCTATATTGATGAATGGAAGACTATGGCTTCCGATAATGCTGCAATTCGTGCTCGTGCAAAAGAAGCACTTGTGGCAGCAGACACACACTATAGCAAACTTATCTCAAAATCTTATGAAGTTATTGATGAGGCATCAATGACAAATAATCTTACTGCAAAAACAACAGCGATTAAACTTGTTATGGACATTGAGTCTAAAAGAATTGACATGCTACAAAAGGCTGGACTGCTTGAGAACAAAGAACTTGCAGAAGAGATGGTTGAGATTGAAAAACGACAAGAGGTCTTAATGTCAATCCTAAAGGATATTGCTTCTGAGTATCCAGAAATTCGTGATGAAATTATGAGACGACTCTCCTCTATTGCCAAGCAAGATGAGGTTATTACGGTAATACATAATGGCTGATTTTGGTGATTTTCTTGAGGCTTTAAAAAATAATAATTTTGAAGAAACTCCAGTAGATGCTAAAACATTTGTTGAGGGTGAAGACTATCTTGGTCAGCCTCCGCTATCTCAAGTGCAATATGACATTGTTGAGGCCATGAGCCAAATATATAAACAGGAGGACTTGATTGATCTTCTTGGTAATGAAGAAGGAAGACGCTATTATAAAAAATATACAAAGAACGAAGTTATTCTGCAACTTGGCAAGGGATCTGGAAAAGACTTTGTATCAACAGTAGCATGTGCATATATAGTATATAAACTATTATGTCTAAAAGACCCTGCTCGTTATTTTGGAAAGCCTTCTGGAGATGCTATTGACTTAATCAATGTTGCTATTAACGCACAACAAGCAAAAAATGTTTTCTTTAAAGGATTTAAAACAAAAATCGAAAAGTCTCCATGGTTTGCTGGTAAGTATAACCCTAAAGCAGAAAGCATTGAATTTGATAAAGCAATTACTGTTTACTCTGGTCACTCAGAGCGTGAGTCTCATGAGGGTTTGAACCTTATCCTTGCTGTACTTGATGAGATTTCTGGTTTTGCAAATGAAGTTGGTACAGGAAATGATCAAGGAAAAACTGCTGACAACATCTATAAAGCATTTCGTGCCTCTGTAGATTCTCGTTTTCCAGATCTTGGAAAGGTTGCACTCCTTTCATTCCCTCGTTATCCAGGCGACTTTATTTCACAAAGATATGATGCTGTAATTATGGAAAAAGATGTTGTATCAAAAGATCATACATTTGTTATGAATGAGGACTTACCTGAAGATGCTGAGGGAAATACATTAAAAATTACTTGGGATGAAGACAACATAGTTTCTTACAAGTATCCAGGAGTGTTTGCACTAAAGCGTCCTACTTGGGTTGTTAATCCTACTAGAAAAATTGATGACTTCAAGTTGGCATTTTATACAGACCTTGGAGATGCAATGCAAAGATTTGCATGTGTTCCAACATATTCAACTGATGCGTTTTTTAAACAGGTAGAAAAAGTAAGATCATGTATGACCATAAGAAACCCAATTGATTCATATAAAAGATTTGATGAAACATTTAAGCCAGATCCAAATAAAAAATATTATGTGCATGCTGACCTTGCACAAAAACATGACAAATGTGCTGTAGCAATTGCACATGTAGAAAAATGGGTAAATATTCAGGTAATTAAAGATTATCAACAGGTAGCCCCAGTAGTTGTAGTAGATGCTGTGGTTTATTGGGAACCAAAAGTTGAAGGACCAGTAAATCTGTCAGAGGTGAAATTATGGATTCAAAATCTTAGAAGACAGGGTTTTGATATCGGAATGGTTTCATTTGACCGTTGGCAATCATTTGATATTCAAAATGAATTAAAACAGGTAGGAATGAGAACTGAAACTGTTTCTGTTGCTAAAAAACATTATGAGGATATGGCCATGCTAGTTTACGAAGAAAGACTTGTTATGCCTGCAATCGAACTTTTGTTTGAAGAACTAACAGAATTAAAAATCATGAAAAATAATAGAGTTGACCACCCAAGAAAATCTTCTAAGGACTTAGCAGATGCTGTGTGTGGAGCAATATTTGGAGCAATATCACACACTCCAAAAAATATAGATCAGGAAGTTGAGATTCATACATTTAGGGAAAGATCCAAAGATGTATTTGACTCAAGTAACTCAAATGTGATAGAATATAAGCCTATGCCAAAAGATGTAAAAGACTATTTGGATAGATTCAATCTACTATAAAGAAAAGGAAATAAATTAAATGAACTCATTTAAGAAAATCGCACTAGCCATGGTTGCAGCCATGACTTTGGGCACAATCGTAGCAACACCTGCAAGTGCTGCTGTAATGACAGTCGCTGTATCGCTTGACTCTGTAGCAAACACTACAGCATCAGCAATCGCTACACCTGCATCATTGCCAGTCCCTGCAGACAACTCTGTTGATGCTGCTGACGCACTAAAGTTCGTCGCAACAGTTGATACAGGTTCTAGCGTAACTGTTTCAGCAACAAACGCAACAATCGTGTCTGCACTACACACATCTGCTGCACCAGTAGGAGCAACATCAGGATCATCATCTTTAACAGTTGCAACTGGTACAGGAACAACAGCAACATTTTATGTCTACACAAAGACAACAGCAATTGGTACAGTTGTAATCAACAACCAGGGAACAACTCTTACATACTATGTACAGGGAACTGCTGGTAAGATTAACTCTCTTACAGTGTCTGCACCTACATCAGGTGCTGCTGGAACAAAGCAGGACATCACAGTAACTGCAACAGATACATTTGGTAACAAGGTATCAGGTAAGTCAATTACTGCAACAGTGTTTGCTTCTACAGCAACACTAGACACAGCAACAGCAACAACTGGTGCTACACTTTCAGATTTTGGAGTTGCTACATTTAAGGCAACACTTCCAACAACTGGAACACGCTCACTAATCACATTCTCACCAACAACATCTTCTGATGCAACATCTGCTGATGTAACAGGTCTTCCTGCTCGTGCACTAGCACCATTTGCAGAAATCGCAGTTCGTGATCTAGTATCAGAACTTGCTGCACAGGTTGCTGCTAAGGATGCAGCCCTTGCTGCAAAGGCTGCTTCAGACGCTGCACTTGTTAAGGCAACAGCAGAGCACACTGCTCTAATTGCTGCTGAGAAGGCTGCTTCTGCAAAGGCACTTGCTGATGCAAAGGTTGTTTCAGATGCAGCAATCCTTGCTAAGGATGCACAGATTGCAAAGTTGACTGCAGATAATGCAGCAGCAGTTAAGTCAATCAAGGATGCTTTCAATGCACTTGCAAAGAAGTGGAATGCAAAGAATCCAAAGGCAAAGGTTACTCTAGTTAAGTAATTAGTCCAACACTAAGGGGGTTGCCAATTACGGTAGCCCCCTTTTTGTGCAATAAAATGGTATAATCATCCTAACAGACATCTTGTCTGCAAGGGGGAAAGGTCAATTAAAAGATTATTACGCATAACAGTGGCATCAGTATTGGCCTTTGGTTGGCTCCTCATATCCCCGCAAGACGCTCATTCTGATGATCCCCTCACAGTTGCAGCCAAGCAGATCGAGAACCTTAATAGCGCAGTAGATAAATTAGACTACAAAGATGGTCTAATTAATATGATTGACATAGCAGAAAATAAGTTTATGTATGCCAAAAATCTGCGGGATGTCAGGGATGAGGCAATTGCAGACTATGATGATGCAGTAGAGGCAGAAGAGTTAGCCCTAGATGCAGTAGAACTTGCCCAGTCAAATGTAGATGGCCAGACAGTAACAGTAGAACTTTCTTTTAATTATAAAGAGGATGCCCTACAAGATAAGAACGATGCACAGGATGCTCTCAACATAGCCAACATCAACCTTCAAACGGCGCAATCAAATATGCAGAGTGCTGGAGGAGAAGGTTTGGCATATACTGTTTATACTCTTGTTAGACAGGGTAATGTTGCTACCCCAGGATATGTGCTTTGTTCTGGTACTTGGAACTCAAACTATATGAGCCTTCCAGTTTGTGGTAATAGATATGAAAACTTTATAGTTAAATTTACTGGACAGATAACAGTTCCAGAATGGTTCACATCAACAAAATTTGCAGG